GTTTAGGAAGATGAACCGCGCTGCTTCATTGCCCGCCGCAGTCTGGAGGCTCATTGTTGCCGAGTGAAGCTCCAATGTAAAACCAGCCGGGACCGTGTATTTGCATTGGTTCAGGATGCTATCGCCGGCAGGAACGTACCCACGCGCGGCACCGGCCCCGGCAACGCGAATCGTGAGTTGCCCGGCATTAGTCCCGCCAGAGCCGGCAGTAACAACCAGGGCACCATTGATGGCGATATGCGTGCCTGTCATCGCCACAGGGGTAGTGCCGTTCAGCGTGACAGTCTGGGTAAATGCACCATAGCTGCCATTCACGGTCGTAATGCTGACTGTGCGCGCGCCGGTGCCTGCTGCCGCATCGTTTGCACTTGCCGACACAATCTCCCACGATTCCGCCACAGTAACGCGTGGAATCGTGGTCGATTCGATGGCCGGGAAAAGGTCTTCTGGCGCAGTGGCAATATCCACGTCAGAGTTATAGCCACTGATTACAACACGCGACACGCCTGGGATCTTGCCCCGCAATGCAAGGTCAATAAACTCCGGGCTGCCGCGCTGCGGGATATTGAATCCGCCACTGATGCCGCTCATGATTGCCCCTTAGAGGTACTGCGCATCAATCCAAAGGTCAGCCGCCCCAATGGTTTTCGTCGGGCCAGTCGAGGAATTGCAAATGACGATCCCGTTTTCAAATCGGCGCCCGTAGGTGCCGAAACTGATGCTGAATGGCGAAGAGGCCGCCACGCTGATAACCACTGCCGGGACTGCGCCGTCTGTCGGCAACGCCGCCGCATCAAAGATTTGCACGAATTGTGCAGATGCCTTGGAGTTGTAGCCGGTGACGTTATACAGCGTCCCAGCGGATGCCTTAACGACTAGACTTGCAGCATATGCCGTGGTCGTGGCATTCAATGGCGCCACGTTAGCGGATGCCACTGTCGTCACCAGCAGCGCGCCTTCCGCCGTTGCATATGCCTCCTGCGGCTTGGCCCGGTTGGTATTGAGCTTGCCTTGAATTACGACGTTGCCGCCCATGATTAACGCTCCACCGCGGCGAAGAAGTAATCGAGCGTCATCGTCTTGGCCACCGCCTCACCGTTCATCACACCGAACGAAGGAGTCAGGGTGGTGTCAGGCAGGAACGACGAAGAACCGTTCAGGGTGCCGAGTTGCACATCGTTGACGAAGTAAGCAACCTCGCTCTTTCCGTCGTAGGCCCAGGCCACGGTGACATAAGTGTCGTTGGCCAGGGTGGCGATGGCGGCCGCGCGGGTCTGGCCGGTGGTCGCATCCTTCTGGCACTGCACGTCCAGGGTGGCAACGCCGTCGTCCTTGCTGAAGAAGATGCCATCAGTCACGCCGGCGCCGGCCGTTGCTCCCATCAGGGTCGTGTCGGTCACGCACAGACCAATCACCAGGTCGGATTGGGTGGCGTCGGAAATCTTGAAACGGGCCTTGAACACAGCGCGCTTGCCAGCGGTCAGGGCGAACGATTCACCGACCTTCTGCAACTGGATGCTGTCATTGTCGGCTGCCGAGTTGGTCAGGACCAGGATGCCGCCGTCGCCGTTGGCAATAGCTGCGGTGCCGGTGCCGACAACGGTCACGGTCCAGTTCGCTGCAACGTAGTGATCGAAGTCGTTGTAGTACTCGTGCCACTTCATCGGGTCGAGGCTGCCGTACTGGCCGAGGGGGTTGTTCTTGGCGACGTTGGTGACGCCATTGGGGAAGCGGGTAGGGGAAGGCATTTGTTGATACTCCTAAGCGTTCTGTTTTGGAGAACGCCCCCGGACGGATCCGGAGGCGCTTGGAGGTCTTACTATGCTGCTGCGCTTACGCGCCCGGCGAACCGTACCACTCGCGGAAGTCACCGATCTGCAGCGAGTAACGCTCGGTGGCCTTGGCCAGAGCGTTTTCGGTGCCAAACTCGTTGTCCTTGGTGAACTCCAAGGCACGGCGCTGGAACAGGGTCAGGCCGCTGTCCACATCAGTACGGACGAAGAACGCGTCCGGATCGGTGAAGAAGTGGTTGACCTTGAAGCCTTCTGGGAAGGTGCCCATGGCACGCAGTGCGTTGATGGCGTTGTTGGCCGTGTCGTTCTGGTTGATCGACTTCAGGATACGAGCAGCCTCAAACTCCAACTGGCGCGGGATGTGCAGGGAGCGCACTTGCAGCGCCACCTTGTTGCCGCGGTCATCGGTCGCGCCGTTGGCCAGGATCACCAGCTCTTCCAACGAAGCTTCCGACAGGTCGGCCGCCACCGCCAGCACGTTCGACTGGTTGCCGGACGACGATGGGTGCGACGCCGAGAACAGCGCAGTGCCGTCCGGGCCGGTCGGGTAGTTGGTGTCAAAGCCGCGGTTGAACCAGTTGGCCACAACGGTGTTCTTGGTTTCCACCATTGCACGCTTCAGCGCTTTGGCACGTTGCATGCCCAGCTTTTCGTAGAGGTTATCCTCGATCGCTTCGCGGGTGATGATGTAGCCCAGACCGTAGACAACGTGGTACGCAGTCGCGGTGCCGCCCTGGTTGGTGGTGTCGTAGGCAACGGAAGCGCCCTGTTCCTTGACAGGAGCCAGGCCAAAGCCGTTGTTCTGCACCATTTCTTCGCGGTGCTTCTCGGAAGTCGCTACCGTTACGAGTTCTTTCCACTCGTCGCGGTTGTTGTATGACATGCCGAACATGGCGAACACGCCAGGCCACAGTGCTTTCGGGTGGCTACCGGTATTGATCAAGCCGCTCATGTTATACCCCCGCTACTTGGTTAGCGAATTGATGACGGTTGATCGTCACCAGCCATTTGCAGTTAGCGCCAATGGCATTGTCTTCGCGGTTGACTGGACTCACGATGTGCAGGTCCAGGGTGTTAGTGGTCGCTTCGGTGGCGTTGTTCAGCTCGGTGCCACTGAAGCCGGTGACGGTGCTGCCGGCGGCCACAGTGACGTTGGCGTTCAGGCCGGAGTCATTCGCGGTCAGCGGGGTGCCGCCCGAGGTTTCCTGGATTTCGAACAATAGGCGCTCGACATCGGCCACCAGCAGCAGGCGCTGGGTGGAAGCGGCACGGTAGCGCAGGGAATCCTGGGTGTCAGGGATGACGCCCACGACAACGCCGGTGAACACGTCGCCGGTAGCAGCACGGATCACGTCGGGGTAGACGCGGCCCTTGATGGTCTGGGCAGTGCCGGCCAACTTGACCAGGTCGCCGATGAACAGCGCAGTGCCGTCGCTTGCGGGAACAGCATAGGTGCGGGCGGCGCGTCCATATGGGGCGCCGTTCCGGTGTTGGACTGCACGCAGCCCAAACGGGGTATTAGCATTAGCCATGAAAGGCTCCTATTTGGATTGAAGGGTTTGCCGGCCGTCAGCCGACGTTTTTGGGAATGTCCATCTTGATGCCGCGGCCTTCGTCTGGCACATAGGACTCTTCCACCTTTTCCAGTTTGCCTTCGCGGATTCGCTTATCGACTTCTTCGACTTTGCGCACTTTGGCTTTCTGGTCTTCCCTGTAGAAATCTTCCTGAATTTCCATGAGGTAAGCCTTTTGTCCGGTGGACTGGCTTACGACGAGGCTGATGCGTGCGCCCAGGTCTCGGTTCTGGCTGTCGATGTCCGCGCCGCCGCCTATTTGCAACGTCGGGTCTTCGACGAATGTGTAACCGCCCTGCTGCGCCATCTCGAGGCGCCCGTCCTTATCGTTGATCCAACGACGGACGTAGCCGGGGCGGCCGGTAACCGACAACTTGGAGCGCGCAACGCCCAACGGTACGCGTTGGTTCCTGCCTGCTACTTCCCTGGTATCTTTTCTTGCTTCACGCGACATTATTATGCTCCTTCGAAATAATTTGCAACATATTGTTGCTTAAATGCTTTCGCATCGCTTTCATTTGCGAAAGAACGGGCCATACGATCGCAAGCTGCGCGGGCATCGGCCGGCATGTCGGCGTAGTTGGTACCGGAGCGGCGGGATCCGTTGGCACGGCCTTCAACTGCCGGGGTGGCGGCTTCGCGGCGCGGGTTGGTGAACTTCTCTGGGAAGCGGGCCTTCACCTTGTCAGCCACCAGGTCTAGGAACTCGGCGCCGGTAGATTTCTCGCCCTTGTTGCGCAGGCTCTGCCCGACGAATTCGGCGTACTCGCTCATGTCGGGATCGTCCAGAATGGCCTTGTTGCGGCCAGCCCACTCCTCGTACACAGGGTCTTTGCCATCGTCGGCCTTCTGGCGCTTGTCGGCCTTGGCCTGCGCTTCGGCTTTCAGTTCCTCGATGCGCTGGTCCGCCTTGTCGAAGCCTTCAGCGTCGCCGGCGGCAATCGCGTCGGCGCGCTCCTGGCGCAGGTCGCGCATGGCCTTTTCGTAGGCGTTCTTCTCGGTCTTGGTTAGGTGGTCTTGGAAGTCCTTTACGGTCTGTTTCAACTCGGCAATCTCGGACTCCTGCTTGCGCACCTTGGCCTGGACGATGGGCAGCATGGACTTGCCGCGCTCTACGAACTCGTCAGCCGGGCGCCATTTGGACGGATCGCCCTTGAACTCTTCCTTGGGGGTCCAGCCCATTTTGCGGGCTTCAGCTTCCAGTGCGGCGCCCTTGTCGTCGCCAGCATCATCCTGGCCGGAAACGCCTTTGCCGCCAGGGTCATCGCTGCCCTTTGGGTCATCGACCACGGCCGCGCCACCCGATACGCCACCTTCGTCATGCTCTTCGCGGAGTTGGTATTTCTTCCTGAGGTAAGCCAGATTCATTTCATTCCTCGCTGTTGTTTGTCGGCATCACCACTGCGGCGATGTCCTTGTCATTGGCCAAGCGGTATTCCTGGCCGTCGCTGCCCGGCACCACGTAGCCGGCGTACTTGGCGTACCAGACCACATCGCCCACCTGCGGGATGCGGCCTTGCCAGTCTTCGAAGGCGTTGCCGCCGATCGCCACCAGCCGGCCCTTAACCTGCGACTGCTTCTCGCGGTCGGTGGTCTGCTCGATCAGCACCAGGCCGGCAGCCTTGGCGCTCTTCATGCGCTCGTCGGTCTCTTCGACCTTTTCGGGCAAGATCAGGATTTTGTACTCGACCGGTGCGAGCCCAGAGGTATTCATGGCGCCCATCAGTCGTTACCTTCCTTCTTGGCCGGATGCTTAGCCTTCGGTTCAGCCTTGGCGGCCAGTTCCTGCGCGCACAGGTCGCTGATGGCCTTCAGCGTCTCTTCCATGCCGGCCTTGTTCTGGATGGCCACAGCGTTGTCAGCGAGTTTTTTGATCTTGTCGTACATGGTCAGGCTTCCTTGTAAAAGTTGGCAATACTGTCGTCATCCAGCGACGTCAATTCCTGCGCCATCTGGCACCGGCTGATCGCCATTACCGATTCCGGGTTCTGCGGGTGGTAGCCCCCCTGCGCCCATTTCTCCATCATCTGCGCTCGGTAATCCAGCAGGTATTGGTGGAACTTCTGCGTCAGCGGGTGTGCCACCCATTCCTGATACTCCTCTTGCGACATCGCCATTTACTTCTCCCTCTGGTGGTGGTTGCGTTGGTTGTTGCGATTCGATCATGCCTTTTACGGCTGCCTGGGTTTCGGCCATCATGGCCTGGGTTGCTTCAAGATACGGCAGCAGGTTGCCTGGGTCGG